GACCTTGCTTGGCAACTTCAGTGTCCCGTGGCCGGTCGTGACGGCCCTGTATCTCGTGTTGGCGGCCGTCTGGGCGCTGGTCCTGGTCGGCCCGCGGTGCAAAGCCGCCGCCGACGCACGTGCGGCAGCGGCCCTCAAACCGGTCGAAGCCGAGGCGTAGACCAGCGGGCCGGTGGAACGAGCCGGACCGGTAGCCTCTCGCGCGTGATGGAATCGCAGCGGTCGTGACGCTTCTGCATTCGGGATCGAAACGCACTGCTGACGCGGTTCGATCCCGGTGCAGCCACCGCGGCCCCGGCCGGTGCTCGCTCTCGGCCTGAGCGCTAGAACGCCTTGCCGCGCTGGAGTTCCCGGGCGATGACGATGCGTTGGATCTGGTTGGTGCCTTCGTAGATCTGGGTGATCTCAGGATTGCTTCCCGTCACCAGGTAGAACACCAAGAATGCCCTGGTAAATCGCCAAAGCAGCTCCTACGAATTACCGACCGATACCAGCGATTCTCACGCTCTGGCAGAACTGAGACAGAACTAGGCCGAACCCGGACGGTCAAGCCCTTCTAGGTAACTCATCATCTTCCCCACCCCCTCATACGCGGCAGTATCGACCATCGCCGGGACCGCTCCGATGCGCTCTGCGGTGAGCTTCCGGGGCCAGCCGAGGCCGGAGCCGCACAGGATCGCCTGCCGCTCCATGGTCGTCAGGCGGGAGGCCTTCCATGCCCGCTTCACGTCCGCGACGGCCGCCCACATGGTTCCCGACCGAGCCGGGGAAGACTGTCCTCGGGGCATGTCCGGGTCGGGCGCCATGGGGTTGGTCGCCCGGTAGGCGTAGGAGTCATCCCAGATGTAGGGGATCAAGCGCTCAACGTCGCGCCGCTGATAGGTCGCCATATGCAGTTGTCCTCGTCCTTTTTCAGTTGGGTGGTGGCGGGGCACGGGCCCCGCCACCGATGTCGATCGCTACGCGGCGTCGGCCGTCGTCTCCTCGGGCTCGCCGGTCGCCTCTTCCGTTTCCTCGGTGACGGGCTCGGCGAGGCTGGTGCGGTACTTCTCCATTGCCGCCACGGTCATGCGCCAGCCGAACTTGCCCATCCAGTGCGTGAGGAGGTCGGATCGGGTCGACGGGTGGCTCAGCCGAGAGAGGAACGCGGACTGCTGGGCGTAGGTCATTTCCGACCAGGCTGCTTTGAGGGCGTTCGGCGGGTTGCCGGGCAGTTCGAGCTTGCGCGGCTGCTGGGTATGGAACATGGGTTCTCCTAGCTATTCAGTTCTCGAGGAGGGCCAGGAGCGCTGCCGCGCCCTCGGCCTGGTGGATCTCGTTGACATCCCCGCCCGTGATCGGGACGGGGATGGCGTGGCGGATCGACTTGCAGACCGCCGCGGTGAGCTTGCGGCCGGCGGTGTCGGGGTCGCCCCAGACGTAGACCTTCCGCGCGCTGTGTACTTGGTTGGTGAAGTGGTCCTTCCAGACCTCAGCGCCGGGGACACCGACCGCATAGAGGCCGACCTGCGCGAGGGTGAGCGCGTCCAGCTCGCCTTCGCACACGTGGATCTGGCCGTTCTTCGGTGGGTTGTTCGGCGGGTAGTAGAGGCGGGAAGGCTCGTCGGCTCCGCCCATGTACTTGCGGTGCCCGGCGTGGTCGTGCTTGACCGGGCAGCGGAACTTGACCGTCACGGGACCTCGAGCGGCGAGGTAGGGAATGGCGAGCATGCCCTTCACGTGCTCGTGGCCGGGAAGGGGGTCAGCGACGCACCCAAGTTGGGCGGATAGGACGGTCGGGGGTGTGAACCCGCGATCGTGCAGGTACGCCTCGACTTCCGGCGTGAGCTGATCCTGATAGGCGGCTACCGCCCTCTTGCACGCCTCCCGCTGCGAGTCCGTGAGCGGTCGCATACTCGGCTGCTCCAATGAAATCCACCCCCTCTCGCAAGCTGATCAACGTGTAGGCGTCGCCCCCTTCCCCGCAGCTATGGCAGTTCCACAGGCCTTCGCGCAGGTTCACTGAGCAACTGGGCGTTCGGTCCTCGTGCTGCCCGAGCGGGCAGCGGATGTTCCCCCGCTCGCGCCGGACTTCGACGCCGTAGTGCGCGAGCACCGCGGCGAGGTCGGGCTTTCCCTCGTTGTCCTTCACGCGGCCTCCAGGCCGTACACCTCGGCCTCGTCGGCGTCGTATTCGGAGAGGCCGAAGAAGTCCGCCACGGTGGTGATCACGTAGGCGTCGCCCCAGCCCTTGTTGCGTCGCCGGACGACCGTGATGCCGTCGACTCGGCGCAAGTCAGCTTTGCGGTGGCTCGACCAGACTGCGGTTTCGGCGTGCGTACGGTCGATGAGTTCGGGGAGGTGGAGGTCGCCGTTGTGCGCGACGATGAGCCGGAATTGCCCTTGCTCGTGAACGACCAGATCACCTTCAGGCGCGTGCTGGTTGTAGGCGACGAGTTCCACGTCCTTGCCCGCGAAGCGGAGCCCCTGACACAGGGTCCTGGCCCACGAGCGGCCGCCCGCCGGGTAGTCGGTGTCCTCGTCCGCCAGCCGGAAATACTCGCGCAAGCTCGTCAGTACGAACGCGTCCGACCAGGACTTGCGGGGCCGCTTGACGACCGCGATGCCCATGACGGCCCTGCGGTTGATGCGGCGGTGGCGTGCGTAGGCGTCGGCTTCTCGGATCGCCTGATCAACGAAGGTTGCGGCGTGGAGTTTCCCGGCCTTGGCTTCGATGACGATTCGCTCAGCGCCGAGCGCGGTCGACCACCGGTTGAGCCGGACCGCCAGGTCGCCTTCGTCGTCGGCGCCGTTGAGTCGCAGCCGCTCAGCGTCCAATCCTGCGGAGCGCAGGCCGTTCTGGATGGCTGTCTCCCACCGCTGACCGGCGCGCTTGATCGCGGCGGGCGAGGCCCGCCGAATGTCGGTGACGGTCGCGCTGTTCGGGTTCGTGTCTGTCATGGGGCTCACTTCCTATGTGGTTAGTGGGTGTTGTTGAACGTCGAGGTCATCCCCGGCAACTGGGGTACCGGGTAGAAGCGGGCGATGTCGGGCTGGACGTAGAGGGTCGCCCAGGTCTGCGCGGACGGGTCGCTGGGTCCGTTGCGCTGCTTGGTGATCGCCACCCGGTACTCGCCGGTCTCCTTGACGTGGGCCACCGACAGCGACAACGCGGGCTTTTCGCTATGCCCGCCTTTGACATCGCTGCGCGGAGGAGGGGTCCAGGGGTCGAACTTGCCTGCGGGCTTGTCGGTCGCGTGGTGGAGGATGAAGACCGTGCAGTCGATAGCGCGGGCGAGGTCAGTCGCGGCGAGCATCGTTTCCATCTGCACGCCGTAGTCCGAACTCGCGCCCTCGACGTCCATCAGGTTGTCAATCACGATGGCGGTCGGATAGTCGTCCCAGATCGACACGTAGGCGTCGAGCGCGGTGTCTACGCCCGACCAGGTGATCGACCCGTATTCGAACAAGACCTTGATCGCTGCAAGGCGTTCGGCGTAGGCCGCTCGCGCTGCGGGGTCCTCCCGAAGCTGCCGGGTGACGTGCTCCTTGGGATGGCCGGAGAGCATGGAGGCCAGGCGCAAGCCGACTGTCGTCGGGGACATGTCCGCGCTGAAATACAGCGCGGGGACGCCCATCATGCACAGCCACCAGAGCGTGAACATCGACTTCATTGCGCCGGATCGTCCGGCGATCATGACGACCTCGCCGCGGGGGACGCTCAGGCCCATGTCGTAGAGCGGCTGGAGGTGGGGGACGCGGGGCAACTCGCGGTCGCCCTGCGTTCCCCAGTCCAGCGAATCGAACGCGCTGAACACGATGCGGTCCTAGAAAGGAGGGGCCGCTGCGGCGGCGGCCTCGACCTGGGCACGGCGCTGCTCGTAGTACTCCGCCGCGAGCCGGTGCGCCTCGGGCTCGGGCTTGACGAAGCGGTGGCTCGTCGAGCGGTACTTGGTGGTGAACGCCTCCAGGCGCGCGATCGTGGCGCCGCCGATGGCCTTCTTCGCGACGCCCGAGAGCGAGGCATGGGTAATCGTGACGCGGTTGAGGACAGTCGCGCGACCGGCGCGAAGATCCTCGAGCGTCGGCCACACGGTGATGTCGGCGGTGACCTCGTCGCGGAAGGTGACCTGGCCGTTGTACTCATTCTTGACGTTCTCCTCGACGGAGATCGGTTCGACGAGGAGGGCGACGGCGGTGGCGTAGTCGGCGGGTTTGAAGAACGAGCTCGAGGCGATGTCGGTGAGGTCCATGAGGGTCATGGGTGGTGCTCCTGTTCTGATGTTGTTGGGAGGGTCAGGCGCTCGCGTGCTGCGCTTGGAGGTACCGGCCGCGCTGCTTCCAGGCGTCCAGCAACGCGGGGTCGGAATCGAGCTGGGATTGGTGTTGGCCGTACAGGCGGCGAAGGCCTTCGACGTCCGGGGTATCGGCGATGGCCTTGTACAGCGGGTCCAGACCGCCGAGCTGCTGCTGCGCCGGAGGCGGGGAAGGCGCAGCAGGCGGGGTGAGAGCCGGGGCGGGTGCGCCCTCGGTCGGCGGGACCGGCCGCGCGTCGAGCCGATCCACCAGAAGCCAGAGGGCGCGGGCCTTCTGGGCGGCGACCGGGATCAGCTCCCCCAGGGGCGCGCGGGCTTCGTCCTCGGAGAGGCCGAAGGCCAGCACCAGGGAGGCGGCGACCTCATCCGCCGAGCCAGTGAACGTGATCTGGGGTACTTCTTTGCCCGAGGCGTATCTGATCGCCACAGCAACCCCTCTTTTCTCTTCCATAAGGCACCTTCCAAGTACCGTCAGGTAGGGCAGTTACGAATAGATCGCGACTGATCCCCATGATTTTTACAGTGTCAGGGCAGTTACGAATAAGTTCGTAGGAACAGGCACAAGGAGATCGCGGCGGGACCTCCACGCGCGGACGCGGGTCGCGTCTTCCAGAGCTTCGCCAACTGCGCCGAGGTCGACCCAGACGAGTCGGGCGGTGCCGGTTCCGGCGGGCAGGTGGACGACGATGCCCCAGTCCTGGTTGAGTTCGGGAATGTCCGAGTACGCCTGTGCCGCTTGTTCCTCGGTGAATTCGTAAGCGCGCCAGCGGGCGATGGCTTCGGGGTCGTCAGGGTGGGAGAGCCACCACAGCGGGTCGTAGCACCGACCGGAGGCGTAGGTCTTGAGCTGGCAGGCGATCTTGAGTGCGGCGTAGTCCAGGCCCCCGGTTTTGAGGTCGACGATGACGTGTCCGGCCACGTCCCCGTCCGGGGTCCGCAGCTCGGTCTCGGCGATCCGGTCGGCGGTCCCCGCCGCTCCGAGGGCGGTGTTGACCATCGGCTGTTCGATCGCCTTCATCCGCAGCGGCGCGACGGCGCGGCGGTAGGCGTCCATGTCGTCGCGGTCCTCGGCCGAGCACGGGGGCAGTTCCTCGTCGCGGTCGACGTGTTCGGACAGCAAGTGCAGCCATGTTCCTCGCTCACTCTTGGCGTTGCCGCCGCCGGCCGCGAACGCTCGGTCCGCGAGCTTCGAGAGCTGGCGCTTGCCTTCGGGGGTCTCGGGGTCGATGCCGCGCGCGGCGTCGGTCAGGGACCGCGCACTCGCGGCCCCGGCCATCACGATTCGCATCTTCCACTTAGTCAGGGAGGATTCGTCGGAGAGCACGCCAGCCAGCGTGGTCACGCGGGTGAACGACCGCGGCTTACCGCCGGATTCGGGAATCACGAGGGGTTGTTGGCGCACCGTGCGCGGCCACGAGGGTGCGCCGCCAGCGGGAGCGGTGAGCGCTCCCAGATCAATGAGCGGGCTAGATGTATTGAGCATCGACCACTCTCACTTTCTCCAGTCGGATGAACAGGCGCCCAGCGAATTCGAACTCCTCGGCGTCGGTGATGCGCGCGGTGTGGATCGGCACGTATCCGGCGGATCGCGCGACCGTGAACGTCTCGGCCAGGTCCGCCGGGTGGTGATCGACAGGCGCAACCGCCCACCAACCGTTCTCGCCGGGAACCAGGAACGGGTGAAATTCCGAGCGCGGGCGAAGGAGGTGGACTGGCAGGTCAGCTGGGACGTCCAAGGTTGGCCTCCAAGGGGAACGGAGTGACACGGGTGTCTCCCGCGTCGCTTGGGGTTACAGACGGTAGCACAGCCGTACTACTCGCAGGAACCACTTTGTGACTAGGTGCTCGCTGCATACAAGGAAAAGGCCCCCACAGCGCCGAAACGCTATGGGGGCCTTGGGTTTCTCTTTAGAACACCTAGTCGGGCTTGCGATAGACGTCGAGATCGATGCCGGGACGACGCTCGACGAGCTCCCAGCCGAACTCGCTCTCGGGGTCATAATCCACGACGACGTTCTCTGCCTCGACCTTGGAAAGCCAGCGGTCAAGCTTGCCCGCGGACTCGGGCGAGATCGTCTCACCCGCGCGGCGGCGGGCGAGCCATCGGAGATACCGGCCGATCGGTTGGTGATAGTGCTCGGGCCGAATCTGCCAGGGAAGGTTGGCGCTCACCCGCACAAACCGGCCGTCGAGACCGTTCCGCTCAGCGAACGAGGCGACAGTGCTCACCGCGATCTGGACGCCGAACTCGGCTAGGTGCCGCTCGGCGATCTCTCGGTACGTCAGCCCTTCTTCGAGCCACGTGATCATCTGCTGCGGGTTCTGGATTTTAGTGGCAGGCAACAGTTCTCTCCCTTCCGCGAGGAGCGAACAGGCCGCGGCCCCACCGGAGCCGGATGCCTGGATGGACGCGCCTCCCCCACCTGCACAGTCAGCCCTGCAAGCCTGCCAATAACTCGCAGTGAGAGTGAGCGAGACGCGCGAGTTTGTAGATGTTCCGAGAGCCTAGCAGAACCCGCAATAGAAATCTCGTACGCACGTACGGTAAGAAGTTTCAGCTCGCTAACACCCTGGTCATCGCGCGCTCGCGTTCATGACTTTTCAGCACTGGCACGCAACAACCGCCGCTGCCAACTAATGGGCTAGAAAACGGTACCAACCCGGCCCTGTCCTATGTCCTATCCATCGCTTTCCCGAATGGACGTGAAGCGGGCTGCGAGGCCCCCCGTCCCTCCCGCCAGGACGCCGAGCACACCGATGATCAGTTCGGCTCGGGCTTCGGTCAGCACGCCCGCCGCGACGAGCGCGGCGGCGGCGTACGGGGCTGTCCGGTAGAGGCGGGCGCGGTTGGGCTCATGTCGAAGCCAGGCGACCAGCCTGCGGATTCGGGTCCTCACGCACCCACCAGCTTCCGCCACGTCTTGGGTCCGACGATGCCGTCCGCGGCCAGTCCAACCGACTTCTGGAACGCCTTCACCGCAGCGGTGGTACCGGCGCCCCAGACGCCATCGATGCCGCCGGCCGCGTTGATCTTCTGCTTCGGGGTACTGCCATGGGCGACGATGAGCGCCTGAATTCGGCGCACCGCAGCGCCCTTCGCGCCCTGCTTAGTCTCGGGCAGTGCCATGATCATTTCCTCTATCCAGTTGTGGTTTTCGTCGGGCTTCGCCGGAGGCTTCTCGGATGGCTTTTCCGGGCTTTCGGTGCCGAAGAACTTCTTGAAGATCGCGGTCTTGTCGCGGTGTTCCGAGTCCCGGTAGTAGCTGATGTGGAGATGCCATTCGTGGCTGTCGCCATCGGAGCGGAGTTCGGTTTCGTCGTCGTGAAAGTCCCATCGATAGGCACGCGAGCCCTTGGGGCCGATCACTTCTCGGATATCAGGGGCCCGCCCGGCACGGGCCTCAGTGACGATGAACGCGGTGAGCTGCTGAAGCTGCTTGAAGTTGCCGATGTCGAGGGCCATTGCGGCATTGCTCAGACCACGCTTGTCGCGGGCGAGCTTCGCCGAATAGTCGCCCCTGCGGAGGCGGTCCTTTCCGAGGTGGTACCCGGTCTTGTGCGCCTTGTCGCCGACGATGCCGAGCGCGGCATCGGAGAGGCCAGTTTCGGCCTGAATGTATTCACGCGCCTCCTCGAGGGAGGCGGGGGCGTAGGACATGCGTCCCCTCCATATTCAGTTGTTGTGTTGCGGCCCTGTCTCGCCCGTCTGGAGCGACCCGGTCCGCGATACCTCACGAGATAACTCACGCGATAGGCCGCGCCTATCGGTCGTGCTATTGGTCGTGCTATCGGTAAATGTCGGTTTCGACCCTGGTCACGCGCTCGCCGAGCGCCGCGCGCTCGGTTCGTTCCACGGTCAGCTCTGAGCGCAGTGCCCCGAGTTCGGCCGTGTGGCGGTGCTGCTCGGCGGCTTGGCGGTGCTGCTCGTTGATGACCTGTTCGACGCCGATCGAGATCCGGTCGAGGTCATCGCGCAGATTGCTGCCGTGTGAATTGCTGACCTGCTGGTTGATCCTGGTAAGGCGCTTGCCCAACACCGACATGTAGGCGACGAGCACGGTGCTCATGGCACCGATCAGCGCGACGAGGACTTCCGCCACGGCCACCTCCATCGCTTGCTCTGCAACGCGTCAACTTGCTCGCGCAGGTGCGCGAGGTCGCGGTACTGCTGCCGCACCACATCGAGGAGCGCGACGCCGAGCAAGTCGTAGCGGATGGCCTCGGCCTGGCCGTCTTCGTTGAACGTGACGAGCTCGGGCACCAGCTCGGCGGTCTCTTCTGCGATCAGTCCGTACAGGTCGGTCGCGGGCTGCTCGTCGCCCTCTGTCGACCGCATGTCGTAGAGGACGGGCCGCAGTGCCAGGACCGCCTCGGGCGCAACAGGATGTGACCGGATGTTCTGCTTGTAGCGGGCCGATGAGACGTTGCGGCAGAAGTTCCGGTTGGAGTCGACCCACACCTGATACACGTTGGGGCCTTGTGGCGTGAAGTTGTGTACGCGCGTGGTGCCGTTGGACCTTGCGACGGTGCCGCTTGTGGAGACGTACTCGGCGTGGGAGTGCGGCGCAGGCGGGTACGCCGCGGGCTTACCGGTCACCTCGTTCCAGGAGTGGAGATGCGCGCGAGGAGGGAACGTCGCGGGCACGCCGTCGAGGTCGCTCCAGTGGTGCTGGTGCTCGCTGGGTGTGAAGGTGGTCGGCTTGCCGGTGACCGCGCTCCAAGGGTGCGAATGTGTCACGGGCGTGTAGCTCGTCGGCTTGCCGGTGATCTCGCTCCAGGGGTGGCCGTGGGTGGCCGGCGGAAACTCTTCGGGACGGTTCTCGAGCGCGGCCCAGTCGAGGCGGACGGCGGGCACCCACGCGGTGCCGTCCCAGTGCTCCCAGCGTTCGGCGTCGAGGTTGAAGCCGAACCGCGCCCGGCGGGGCGCGGCCGGGCGGGTGGTGTTGGTCCACACCCCGACTCGCCCGGAGGTGAATCGTCGATCGTCGGCCACGTCGGCGGCAGCGATGGCGACCGCGTCAGCGGGAACCGTCACCCGGGCGATTGGCAGTTCATAGATCCCGGTCGTGCTCTGGGTGAGGACTGGGGCAGGCCCGCCGGGGGTCCCTTGCACGACGGCCGGGGTGATGGCGTTGGCGCCGCTGTCGAGTCGGAGCACGATGCGATCGATGCGGGGAAGCGCCGCGGCTCCGGCGATGGTGACCGCGTGCGGGGTATCGGAGTTGGCGACGTGACCGCGCACGATCGCCATCCCGGGGGCGAGGGTGACGGTCATGCCAGTGGCGTTAGCGGAGGCCTCGAGCGCGGCTCCGCCGATCCCGTCGACCACACCGGAGTCGACGACCTCGGCGAGGAATTTCGTGTAGTCGTCCTCGGTGGTCGTCTGCCCGTCGAAGGGGTAGGCAGTCCAGGTCATGTCGCCTCCTCAGGGGCGGTGTGGGAGTAGGTTTCGACCACTGCGGCTTCAACCGGAATGGTCAGCAGGAACCCGCACGAGGGGGTAAATGTCTCGCCGCTCGGGTCGGGGACCGTCGGCGCTTCGTGGACGAGCGCGGTCAGCGTGTTGGCTTCGGCGTCGTAGGTCCACCAGATCGGCTGTACGAGCATGGGCGCGACTCCTTAGAACTGGGGGCGATAGGAGATGCCGTCAAGAGAGACGGTCACGAGGCCGGTCGTTCGCAGCCGGAGGAGGCCAGATCCTCCGGTATCGAGGTGGATGACGCCGCCGGTCGCCTCGTTGGTGGCGAACTTCGTGCCCGCCAGGCCACGGCATCCTGGAGGGACTGAGGCGAGGGTGGAGTAGGTGGAGGTGCTGGTCGAGTAGCCGCCGGTCACCTTGCCGCGCAGTTCCACCAACGGCCCTGGCCGGAAGAGATATCCGACAGGGTCAGTGCTGACCGATGCCCAGATGCCACCGGATGCGGCAGCGACGTTGAGGGGCCTGAACTCGCTCCCAGTCGGATGGACGCCTATCGAGTGGTAGATGACGCCACCAGTCGCGGCACCGATCGCGGGTCGCCATTGGGCACCACGCAGCGAGAACTCGGGCTCGACTTGGACCATGACATCGAGGTTCGCGCCTGCTCGGCCTGAAGGGATGTAGGCCCATAGCAGGATTGTTCCCGCCGAGTTCACGGCGAACTCGAATTCGTTCAGTATCGAGCCGTTGCCGTCGGGAAAGGTGGTGTTCGAGGAGCATTCGATCAGTTCGAAACTGTCAGTCGATCTCGTGGCTGCGGCTCCGGCGATACGGACTCGGGCGGTGGTCACCGCGGAGCCATTGCTCATCCGGACGGTCATCACTGCCTGGGCATACGCGGTCGTGTCACCGGCTGGTGCGGGCATCTCAGCGAGCTTGAACCAGCCCGGTACACCCGTGAACTGGTGGCGCTGCTGGGTGTGGCTGGCGAGTTCGCGGACTCGTTCGAGTCGGGAGATACGCCGACCGGCGCTCTGCGCCTGGCGATGCAGCCACCGGTCGGCATCCAGCCCGGTCACGTCGCCGAGCATCGCACCGACGCGAAGGCCCTCAGCGTCGGCCGCGATGGTGTAACCGCTGAGCGTCGTGCCAAGCTCCACGCCGCCGATGTCCACCGCGACTTGACTGCCGGGCGGGTAAGTGATTCCCAAGGGGGTGTCGTCCATCGGGACGGCCTCAGCGATGACCTGGGTCTGTCCGTCGCTCTCGAGAGCAGCGACGCCGGTCTGCTCGGCCTCAGCGGTCGACGCCGACGAAGCCTGGTCGATGAATGTCTCAATGCGCCTGGCCCACTGGGCTTCGGCTTCGAGCGCCCACGGGCGCGTCGGGGCGGCGAACACCCGCTCAATGCCCCCGCCTTCCCCACCGACGATCGGGCGCGTCAGGATCGGCGCGGCAATGGCGACCCGCGCCCCGGCAAGGTCGTTCGTGCCTAGGCTCCAACGGCGCTCGGCGCGGAGGTCGGCGGGCATATAGGTCTCGAACACCAAGGCGCTGCCGCGCTGGAGTACGCGGAAGCCGAGGCCGGCGACCGTCGCGAGTTCGGTCAGCAGCTCTCCCAGCTTCTCGAATCGAGCGCGTACCGAGGTAGTCATGCCGCGGGCTCCGTTGGCGCCGAGGATGAGCGAAGGAACGCGGCGCGCGGAGGGCGCGGCCGGTCCGATGTTGGCGTTGACCAGTTGGTGCATCAAGGTCTCGGCGACGCCGGTCCGCTGGTCGAAGTCCTTCTTCTGGTTGAGCGGATCAGCGGTCGCGGGGTCGGGGAACGCCAACCGGTCGGACAGGATCACCGAGTCGGTGACGCCTTCGATCTTGATCAGGCCGCGCTCGGTCGTCGTGGCGGAGAACTCGAACTTGGTCATCGGCCCGGAGTAAAACTCGCCATCGGGCCCGGTGACGACGATGCCTGAGCCGGGCTCTTGCAGCGGACCCGACATGGGGTGCTCAACGGGGAGCTGCACCTGCCACGTGCCAAGGCCTAGATGGGGTTCGGTGATCTGCCAGGAGGCGACGCCCGGGAGCGAGCCGATCCGGGCGAGGGTCCGGTCACGGACCTCGACCAGGCAGTCAGCAGCGTGCATCAGATCACCGTCCAGCGTCGCCTGCGCCATCGGCAGGTCACGTACGAGTCGAAAGTTGAATCGCCCCAGGAAACGTGGATATGGCTGCGCCCCGCCGGGAGCGCGAAGAACTGGGGGCCGTAGGTGAGTTCGGGGTACCGGTTGGCGCCGGTGTGGTCGGTAACGGTGTGGGCGGCGGTGTCGATCGTCAGCGTCTCGCCCGCGGCGAGACTGCCTTCCCAGCCGAACCAGCGGGAGCCGTCGAGGGTGATGGTCAGCAGCTCCCCCGGTCCGTGCAGTTCCCAGATCGGCCACGTCTCTGCGTCCCCGCGGTTCTCCACGGCGATGTCGCCTTGGAGCTGCGGCGAGGACACCCGCAGTCGGGCGAGTGAGGTGTTCTTGAGCAGCCCGCCGGAGGCGTCGGGGGCGATGGTGGTGTGCTCGGCGCGCGAGTAGGTCCACCACGGGTCCCCGGCTCGGAATGAGACGGCGGTGGTCAGCCAGTCGGTGCCGGTCTCGGTGCCGTAGGCGTAGTCACCGCCTCCGGTGTAGGCGACTTGGAGCGACCAGTATTCGCGGTCTTCGAGCATCCACCGCAGTTCGCACGGCTCGGCCAGGAAGGGGGCAAGGCGCGAAAGCCAGTGCTCCAGGCCCTCGCGGTTCGCGGCGTTGATCTGGAGTGGCAGGTCGATGTCACGGGGCAGGACGCGGCGGCCCCGGTAGGTGCCGCCGTGCCCTGCCCCTTCAATCCACTGCGTGCTCACTGCGGGGTACCCGAGGCCGGCGGCCTTGGGTCCGGCTTCGATGCCGAAGCCGGTGGTGGCGATGCCGTTGAGCGGGAGCAGGTCACGCCCGTTGGCGAGGACCAGGTACGGCTCGAAGCCCATGGCTACCACCCCATTCGCACGGATCGGTTGGCCGCAGTGAACAGCGCCTCCTCGCTGGAGAGGGACTGCTGCGGAGCGGCGTAGTAGTTCAGGACTCGAGTCCCCGCCGCCGAGGGATCGGCGGCGGCCTGGTCGACCAGGAGCGCAGTGCGGGCCGCGACATCGCTGATGCGCGGCGCGGCGATTACGGTGTTCCCGATGTCGGCGGAGAACGCCGCAAGCGAGGCGCGGATGGAGGCGTAGCGCGACTCCAGTCCGCGCCGGAACCCGTCGACCACAAGGCGACCGGCGTCGTACAGCAACCACCGGTCCTTCTCGGGCGGGCCCTTCCAGTCGCCGAGCTTCGACGTGAGGTCCGTAAGCGTCGACTTCACCGAATCGAACATATCGCCTATACCATCGATAAAACCCTGCACCAGGTCTTTTCCGACACCGACGAGTTTCGTCTTGAGGTTGCCAAGCCCTTCCTTGGCCTTGCCCGGTAGGTCCTTGATCAGGTCGACGGCCTTCGAGGCCATCTCGGAAATCTTGGCCTTGACGTCGTCGCGGATCTGGCGGGCCTTCTCCACCGCTTCGTCCTTCAGTCGTCCAAAGTAGACGACGGCTTGCTGCTTGAAGTTCGCGACCCGTTCGAGCACCTGGTCACGGAGCTGTCCGAACAGCAGCTTCGCCCGCTCCTTCAGCTCCTCCCACTTGATCCGCAGCTTGATGTAGAGGTCGAGCGCGAAGTCGAGCAGCTTGTCCTTCCAGCCCTTGAACAGGTCTCGCGCCCAGTCCCAGAGCTTCTTCCAGAGTCCTGAAAGGAGCTTCGCGCCCTTGCCGAAAATGCCCAGGATGCCGACGTTCCAGAGGATGTCCCACAGCCCCTTGAGAATGTCGAGCACGCCGGAGAAGACCTGCTTGACGCCCTCCCAGGCAAGGGACCAGTCCCCGGTGAAGAGCCCCTTGAAAATCGTCCAGAGGCCCATGATCACGTCGAACGCACCTGACACGACCGAGACGATGCCCGAAAAAAGCCCGATCAGACTAGATGCGACGATTTCTCCGATAAATACGAGAATCGGCACGAGCACCGGCTCGAGTAGCGCGATGAGTCCACTGAGGAGCGAGAGGATCGGGGTCGCGGCCTCGACCGCCTGGCGGACCAACTCGAGCAGGGGCGGCAGGACGGCCGAGAGCAAATCGGTCGCGACCTGCACGATTACCCCGAGGATAACGTTTGCCAACTCGTAGAGCGGCGCGAGCAGCGGGAGCACGGCCGCGAGCAGTTGGCCCGCGGCAGCTGCGACAGCCGTCACCAGCGGCACTACCAGGGTGAACGCGTTCAGCAACTCTCCTGTTAGGAGCGACACGAGCGGTTCGAGGCCGGGCAGGAGTGCTTGCAGCGCAACGGCAGCGGTCGTGAAGACGGAGCCGAGCAGGGGCCCGGCGCCCTCGGCGAAGGTGCCGAGCAGACCGAGCAGGGGGCCCGCCGCGAGGGCGAGGGGCCCGAAGGCCGAGGAGAGGGCGGCGATCCCGGCGTTGAGCCCGGTGAAGAAGTCGACCAACCCGCCCTGGAAGGCGGGGCTCGCGAGGGCATTCGACAGGGTGCCGACGAGCGTGCCGATCGCTTGCCCTGCAAGGGGCAAGATGGTCTGCATCGTCTGTCCGAGTTGGACAATAAAGTTCGAGAACTGCGCGCCGCTGCCCGCGACGATGAGACTCATCGCGTTGCTCGCAGCGGTGAGCACGCCGGTCAGGCCCTGTTGGAACGCGGGGCTGTTGACGACGTTCGCGATGTTGGTCATCTGCTGGGCGAACGAAGCAAGGCTTGCGGCGCCGGCCGCTTCAGCGGCCTGGGCGATGCCGGCGAAGATCGACCCGATCCCGGCAAGCCCGGTGCCGAGCGAACCGAGGTTCGCGATGGCCCGGTCGATCCAGCCTTGCAGGCTCCCGTCAGCTTGTGCGGCAACGAGGAAGTTCGCGAAGCGGGTCGAGATATCGACGAACCATCCGGCGAGGGCCGGGAGGTAGCCTGCGCCGGTTTCGCCGAGGACCCGCACGGCCTCGGCCCAGGCGCTCGTCCCGGTTGCGGCGACGGCGATCGAGGCCGAGAGGTCGGCGAACATGGCCGGGAGCGCCCCGTCGAGGCTGGCGGTCATGGCTGTCGCGAGCTGGCCGTAGAGGAGGCCCAGCTGTGCCGAGACGGCAGTCATTCCGGCAGCGAACTGCGGGAAGAGGGTTTCGATGAAGAGATGGAAGGGCGCGAGAGCGCCTGTCCAGAACGCGGCCGACATGGCGTCTTGGAGGGCGCGGAACTGCGCCCCTACTCCCGGCAGTACCGCGTTGAAGTCCTTGAGGACCGCGACCGAGGCCCCGAGTCCGAGGCCGATGCCGACCAGGACGCCGGGGGCTGCGAGCAGCAGGGGGAAGATGCGCGCCAGTTCGGCGCTCATGGCCGCGAGGTTCGTCGAGGCGGCGAGCAGCCAGCCCGACAATCCGGCGACCGCCAGGGCGACGGAGCCGATGAGCGGCAAGGACTTGTCCAGGTTGGACAGGAGGTCGCGGAAGTTGTCGAGCCAGTTGAACGTCAGCCGAGCGCCCGAGAGGGCGGCGAGGGCGGTGGCGACTTGGGCGTAGCCGGCCTTCTGGATCTTCGGGATGATCTCGACCGTGCGGGGCCGGGTGAGGGTCTGGAGCCGGGAGCGGATGAGTGTGGTTGAGCCAGTCACCAGGACCGGCCGGACGTCGACCCTCAACGGCGACAGGTCGTTCGCCCACTTCAAGAGATCGCGGGTCAGCATGTTCAGATGCTGCTTGTCCAGCTCCAAGCGGACTTTGATCGAGCGCAGCGCGGCTTCGATGACCCGCAGCTCGGCGCGCGCATCGGAGCGGAAGGTACTCGTGTCCGGCATGATCTTGATGGCGATCTTGCCGACGATCGCAGGCTGGGCCACAGGCCATCACCCCCCGAGGTGCGCGTACAGGTCTTTCACGGTCGCCCGCTCGGGCCGCTTGGTCTTCTTGCCGCGCTTGGGGCGCGGCCACTTCGGGAGCTTGGGCGGTTGGCCCTTCCAGTTCCCCGCGGCTCTCGTTAGCTGCTGCACCGCATCGAAAAGGTCGGCGCTCAGGTGCCGGTCGATCCCCCACCCGAAGTGCTCGGCGCCGCCCGAGGCGAGGGCGGTGGTCATGGAGGTGTCGGGCAGGCGGCGGATGAGGGCGATGACCAGGCGCGGGGCGGGCCCGCGCCCGGCGATCACGCCTGCGAGGTCGACCCGGTAATGGAAATAGAGGTCTGCGTAAAGCGCCTCGCCGTACTCGTCTACGAGGTCGGCGAGGGCGAGGCTTCCGGGACCTGGGTCCCGCCCACGTAGGCCTCGAACACTGAGGCAAGCACCGCGAGGTCGTCACCGACAGCAGTCAGCAGGCCGCTGGCCTGGCCGGGGGTCTCGGCGACGCATCGGACCGCGTCGCGCAGCAGCTCCTCCTGGTCGACGTCGTCGGCGTCGCTGTCCATGCGCGACTGGATCTCGCGCAGCTCGTCACGCCGGGTCTTGGGGAGCCGGAGCGGGTTGAGCAGGCGGACGGTCCCGGCGCCGTAGTCGATCTCGGTTGCACCGTACTTCGCTTCGGCCGCAGCCCTGATGTCGTCGAGAAGGTGTACAGACATGGTGCTCCTATTTAGTTGTTTCGTGTCGCGGAGCGCGAGTACACAGTCCAGAGCTCCACTTGCGTATGATTTTCGTGTGGACCGGACTTTCATCTTCGCGGCGCTCACTGCCACGCTTCCGATCACCGTGGGGCTGTTCAGCTCATCCACGAGTGACTGGAGCGCAGTCGCGGTCTACCTCGCGGTGTCTAGCGCTCTCGCTTTTAAAAAACTCCCTGTCTTGACAATTAAGCGTCAAACGTTTCGGGCCCTCAAAAAAAACTTTGAGATTTGACCGAAAGTACGACGCTGCCCTGTTAGACAGCAGCGTTTCGCCACGTTTAACCTGCCGGTCATGAGCTTCAGCTGGGCTATGAAGCCGCACCAGCCTCCCAGGTATCGCCGTCCCAGTGCGCGTCCGAGCCGTTTGCGAGGTCGACGTACTGGCCGGTGGTCCAGGCGGTCGCGGGGGTCGCGGCGATGGTTGAGGCCTGGAGCGTCGCCAGGTCGGCCGGGGCAGTGGAGCCCGAGGGTGTCCACAGGCCGGGGCTGCCAGCGGTGGCACCGGTCGCGCCGCCGGCCATCTCGCCGAGTGGCGTGATCGCGTACGTCCAGTCGTTCTGGCCGTGGATCATCGGCTTGATAGAGACGGGCATTGCGGCCATCGACTCGCCGTCGCCCATCGACTGGTTGTCGCCTCGGTAGATCTCGACGCGCGGCGCCCAGACCGCGAAGAAGTTCGCGCCGTCCTGGAAGACCGCGAGGAACGCGCACACCGTGGCGCGGCCTTCGACGGGAACCCCGAGGAGCCCGTTCGCGAGTCGCGGGGCGTTGCTGCCGTGGTAGAAGCGCAGCGAGGCGGAGTCGAACTGGTGCAGCGAGACCTTGACGGCATCGGTTCGGGCGGAGTACTTGGTGCGCAGGGCCTTGGATTGCAGGCTCCCGATCACGGTCGCCTCGCCGCCCTCGGACTCCCAGGCGAAGAACTCTTCAAGGGCCGTGTGGCCCATGTGGTTCCACGGGGCGGTGACCGCGAGCGGATCGGTCGGATAGTCGGTGCCGGTCGGGGCGGTGTAGTAGTCGCCCCGGCCGACAGACAGGATAGCGTCGTCGTTCAGCGTCATATGCAGTTGTCCGTATTCGGTTGTGGCTCAGCGGTTTCGGTGCGGCCGGATCGTCAGGGAGTAGGCCGCTTCCCATCGCCAGACGCCTTCGGGGAGGTCGGCGTACTGGACGGGCCCGGTTGCGGTGGCCCAGTCGCTCACCCGCCGGGGCGGGGAGCGGACCTCGACGCGGGTCAGGTAGCCCAGGCCGGGGGCGATGACGTTGCGCAGCCAGGCGTCGCGCAGGGCGACGCGACAGGCCTCGGCGAGGATCGCCGCGTCCCGGTCGCCGTCGGGGTCGGCAGCGAAGGTGTAAACCAGCAGGTCAGCCGAGTCGAGGAATCGCGGGTCGCCGCCGGTCTCGGAGTAGGTGAACGTGCGGCGGACCAGTACCGATGGGACGGGGTGGGGGTGGGTGATGAGGGCCTGGACCGCTACGTCGGGCATGGCTCGGCGCAGCAGGTACAGGGCGATGTCCTCGACCGGGCTCAGCTCGGCGAGGGCGGTCACGCTCGGCGGGAGTCCGGCCATCAGTTACCGCCTCTGACGCGGCCCTTGGTCGAGAGCCGGGCGCCGGTCGCCTTGTGCAAGATGTAAAGGCCGTCCATGCCGGCGTCGGTCTCGCCGGTCTCGGGATCGGTGTAGGGGTCGCGCCCGAACTCGATGCTCAGGGCCGCCATCTGGCCGCGCTCGTCGTTCAGCACCAAGTAGCGGTCGAGCTTGCCCTTGGTGACCTCGGTGTAGGCGTGGCCGTCGTGGCGGTGCTCGACCAAAAGCGCGTCCGCGTGCGCCTTGGCGGCGAACGCTACCGAGTCGAGTTCGTCTCGGACGCCGATCATCGAAGCGATGTAGCGGTCGAAGCGCGCGCCCTGCACGTTGTAGAAGAGGTTAACCATTCGTGCGCTCCCTCAGCGTGGTCGTGAAGTGCCTGGTCGCTCGGGGACCGAAGTGCCGCTTGGGCGGGAAGACCACGTCCCATTCGCGCCCGTCCCAGATCACGCGCGCCCCCGTTGTCAGGCCGGGCACGGCTTGGGAGGTGATCATCTGGACGATGTGGATGTGCCCTTGGCCGGGCACTTCCATCGGGCCGGACCGGTCGGGGATCATGGCCGCGCGCAGGCGAACCGCCTGTTCGGGATCGGGCAGGTTGAGCTTGTGGCCGCGCGCGTCGACCGTGGTCGCGATCGGCCAGACCACGACTTCGTGGCCTCGGCGGCGTTGGATCGTCGTCACCACGGCTCCCGGTCGTCGGCGAACATCGGGAAGGGTGCGCCTCCGGCGGTCGGGACGTACCCGATGGTCGGCGGCGGCTTCGTGTCCCAGGCGATGACGGGAGCGGTGCTGAACGCGACCGTGCCCGCCACGCCGCGCAGGAGCCGGATCTCGGCGCGGGTGAAGTAGACGCCGCCGCCCGAGGCGTCCTCGGTATCGGCCCACTCCACGACCTCGTCACCTGCCCGGGAGCGGAGGTAGCCGTCAGGGTTGCGCAGGTACCGGGCTACAGCAGTGACGACGAGGCCGCGCACGAGGCGGGGAGTCGTGGCCGGCGTCGACCACGACTCCCGCCCGTATTCGCGGGCCAGGTCGGAGGCTTCCTCGAGGGCGGCGTTCGCCATCGCGATTTCGCGGCTGTCGAGTGGCCAGTCAAGGCGTGCCTCTACGGCCTCGAGTTCGGCGAGGGGTTCCATAGGCGACCCCCTTCGGTCTCGTTAGGCCGGAGTGCCGATACCGGTGATCGACGCCAGCTCGTTGTCCTGCGCCGGGCTGAAGCCCTCGGCCGGGCGGCCGAGCGTGCCGTCCGGCAGCGAGTCGGTGCCGTCGAGGGTGAGGCGGATGGCGCGCACCAGGTGCTCGTGTTCGCCGACGAAGGCCTGACCGGTCGTGTCGTCGCGGCCCACCAGGACGTCGGTGACCGATCGGAATCCGGCGTACGTGTTCACGATGCTGCGGTCCTGGGTGCGGGTCGAGTCGTAGTCCCGAATCCATCGCAACGCGACGCCTTCGTGTGCGGCGGTCGCACCGAAGGGAACGGACTGCGGGGTGCTCGGGGCGCCGGTCGCGAACACGAACGCGGAGTCCACCATCGCCACGGCCTCGTTCGGGTCGAGTTCTTCCGCCACAACGAAATTGAAGCCGAACCTGCGGCCCAAGCTCGCCTCACGGAGGGCGCTCACCGCTTCGGACTCGCCGACGCTGGAGGCCAGGTTCAGCGACTCGTCGGACAGCAACGCCGCTTCCCAGTTCACACCGCACAGGACGACGTTCGAACCGGGCGGGGCGTGGAGGCCGCGCAGGGTGGAGCGGGCGCGAATGAGGCCGCGCCGCAGGCCGTTGGTCGGGATGCCCAGGCTCACCGCGTACTTCGCGGTGCGAAGCTGCTGGGTCGCCTTGAATTCCAGGCCGCGGCCCACGGCTTCGACCTGCTTGCGGAGCAGCTTGGCCCAGCCGTCGAGATCGAAGTCCGCCTGCTCATCGGTCAACTTGACGGCGCTGTAGACATCGCCGCCGAAGGTGACGGCGATCTTGCGTTCCTTGTAGCTGTCGAACTGGATCTCAGTCGACCGGTCATTTCGCCAGCCATACGTCCTAAATGGAAGGACGCCTTCGACGACGACGTTGATTGTGTCGTCTTCGGCACCACGGAATCCGTCGATGCCCTCGCGCCGGAATGTTCCGGGGACGACCAGTTCCTGTTCGAGCAGCACCGCGGCGGTGGCCGCGATGGCTTCGGGCTTGACTACGTCGTGCTCTGCCATATTCAGTTGTCCTTATTGGGTTGTCAGCGTCGGGAGCGGCGCGCTCTCTGAGCGACCGCGACGGGGTCGAAGTCGCCGGTGTCGCCGTCGGGGTCGAGCCCGCCACGCGCTTCGCCCGTGAATCCCGCCGCCGGGGCCGGGACGTACTGGGCGAGCGTCTTCGCGTGGGCCTCAAGGGCTTCGGCGTCCTGGCCTTGGAGGAGCGCGGCGAGGTCTTCGGGAAGCTGATGGCGGCGGGCGACCGCTTCGCGCAGGGTCGCGCGCTCGGCGTGCTCCTTTGCCTCGGTCAGCTCCCGCACGCGGGTCTCCAGCTCGGTTTCCTTCTCGCGCAGCCGGGTCCGGTAGGCCGCAGCGTCGCCGCGGGCCTTCTCCAGTTCCTTGCGCGCCCAGTCGGGAAGCTCGCCGGGAGC